TCGAAACAGGCATTAGTAATTGCTTAGAGCCATCGCGATAATTAAGCGGGAGATTCTTATCCGATCCGCTTACATATAGCCTTGTAATGATTCCTTTATTTTCAACATTCTGCCGGGTAAGGCTGTATAGTCCGTTACCCTTGCCATAACTAAACGAGTAGCCACTGTTTTTTCCGCGCTTGGTAAAATTGATACTATTACCAGTAACAAAAAATTCAATTTTATAGGCTTCAGATATCCGAGAAAGTACCTGAAGACAATTCTCGTTATCAAAAGGAAGTAAGCGATAAGCCGTCTCATCAACCACTCCTTTAACCCAATTGGCGCCATTGGCATTGGCATTAATAATGATCAGATCAATGATAGTGCTGGCATTGCACATCAATTCAAATTTGAACAGATTGAGCAGATTGTTTGAGTCGTAGGTTTTAAAAAGAACTTTACCAAGCCGGTAACTTACTGACTGAAATTGTGTGCGGTAGTTAAACAGGTTTGAGCTGCTCTTTACAATGTTAGGCAGTTGATTTAACTCGTATTGCTCGCCATAAACAGAAATCACCATCCCGATCGGGAAGTCAACAAAGCGGGCAGTATAGAAAGACAAATCAACCACATTCTCACCCATCACCCGTTTAGTTTGGGTGCCAGTGAGGCCGTAGGTAATTACGCGCTTATTATTAAGGAGTAGGGTGTAGCTCATTAATTATCCTTAAAATAAAAGTTTCTTAAAGCGATTCTTTTGGCGTGATTATCCTGAATAACATTCACGATTGCAACCCATCTCAGTTTCGCAGGTCTTTGAATGTTCGCCGTAGGATCAACCAAAGTAGAAGTAATACCCGTTAAGTCTCTGTATTTAACATGGAGCTGGCCATTCAATAGCTTAACTTCATAGTCCTGCCAATCACCAAACTTTGCTATAAACGCATTGCTTTGGCCTGATTCCAGCGTGAGGTTGTTAAAGATTATATGCTTTTTTTCAAAGATGCTTGCATCGCGTTTCATCAATATCTGGCATATAACTTTGCCTTCATTATCTAGTATCTGCAAAGCACTTTTACTGCCTCCATTTGGTTCATCACTATCGTTTTTCTCCCACGATATTTGTCCGCTATGTAAATGCCACGATGACATATTAACACCCGTCTCTAAGTCTCGTGCTATCCACTCAAGTGGCGTACCTGCTTGAGATGTAACAGAAACATCAGGCCTTGCAAAACGATCATAAGTTTTTCTGCCAACCTCTGCTCTGAATACAGGTTCGATTATATTACCTTGATTTGCACGACTTGAACTCCATCCATGCGCTGTTGGCAACGTATTAGATTCAACCAGATTGGCAAATAAGTCAAGTCCTTCAGGTAAAGTAGGTTCAATTTCTGTGGGGGTTCCTGTTACAACTGTAAATGTATCAAGTCCTGATATTTTAAAATATTGAACCCGGCCACCATAACTTTCATCATTACCGACAACAATCGCATTACCTGTACCTACTTGGTGAGGCGCTTGAAAAAATGCACCACTTAACCAGTTACCGCCACCCCCAACAGTACCTTCTTCACCTGCGTGTTCATATCCTTTAATACCAAATTGCATCACAAATAAACCGCTATCGTGGAATAGATTAACCATGTTTACCTGAGCATCTTTGTAAAACTCTCCATGGTAAACGTATCCAACGAAATGGCCTAAGATAAACAAAGGCCCACCTGCATAAATAACATTATTTCCATTAGGGAAAGTACCATCGGTAGGAAACGGCCCTGTTTCACCTAAATCAGTTAAAACACCATTTACTTTAATCCACGGCTTTGTTCCTTTCGCAGTTTGTGCTGTCCAATCACTTTCGCCACGTTCAATAAACCCTAAATGATACCCAATACCAATTCCATCAACTGTTTCGGCCCTTGCTTCATTATAAAAAACGACTTTGTTAAAATCGGTTAATGGATCCCATTTAATACCCAAACTTATATACGTGTCGTTAGCTGTAACAACTGGCGTTGTAGCAAGAATTTCAGGTGTATTTGAGTAATCAGGCCAGTTATCCGTATATCCTGTAATAGCATATCTTTTAATAACTTGTGTAGAACCTAATCCCTGTGTTTCAAAGAATATTTTTGATCCATCTTTGGAAAAAGTAGTATTCTGTGGAAAGTTGGTTCCTTTAATACGCATAACTCCATTGTTCACCAATTCTACATGAGTTACACTATCGCCTTCACGAAGCCTGGCGTATGTTTTGCCGTTTGGATATGTGATAATATCCTTTATCTGTTGAAAAGAATCAAATCTATTTTCAAACGTACCAGCCCAGTTTGCAACAAGAGTTTCAAAACCAGGTTCACCAGGTTCTTTGGTCCAATCAATTGCAAGTTGACGAAAAGCAATATATAAGTGATTGGTATTATTCGGATCAACATCCACTACATAATTGGCGCTTTCCGTTCTTATATTGTCGATATAAACACCACCAGCTGTAAAATGCTGAACCCTTCTGTTTTCCTTATCCCCAACGTAAAGAGTTCCATCTGGCAAATAGGTAAGAAATGTGTGATAATGTTGTCTGGTATCTTTCCAATAGAACTTATCATCAAAAGCGCGGGCATATTGGATATAAGTTTCACCCCTGCCTAATGTTCCTGCTACTGTACCATTGGAAGTATTAAAATGACGAACCAGACCTGTGTCTGTCTCACTAATACTTATGATTTGGCCGTTTGGCGAAATAGATAAACCATTGGCTGTCGGCATTGAAATAGAAATTCCTGTTGTAGTCCACGTACCATCAGAATTAATGGTGAATTTCTCAACTACCGTTCCGTGTATGGCCCAAACTATACTATTATCGTTGACATTATCAACAATCATTGCCCGTGGTGACGTTTTTGCAATTGTTCTTACATATGCTCCAGTAGTATTGTTAAGTACGTGAATTTCGTTAAGGGCTTTTCTTGATGTGAACAGATACCCACCATGCGCTTGAACCGCCATACCCGAAACTGTAGTGTCGGGATCGTTTTGCCCTGTTCGGGACGTAGCTAAATAATCAATAGCGTGATTATAAACACTACCCCATTGCATTGGCGCTGGAACCCCTGAAGTAAATTGTCTTCTGGAATCATCTGACACCTTTAAAGCAAATACAAAACTCTCCCAATTATCAGGATCAAAGGGATCATAACCTGAATGAAATATATTTTCGCTGTTTGCACATATAAAATTAATCCCTGCATTTGTTTCACGCATGGGTTCAATCCATGTTTTTGAATAGGGATTAGCAACGGTAGTTTTAAAAGTAGACGGGAAACCCTCATTGTAACCCGTAGAACAATAAAGCATATCGGGAAATCCTGCTTTCTTCACCACACACATGGCGTAATAGCCCTTAAAGAACCTTAGAAGTGTCGGGCCGGATACTGCATCTGAATTGTTTCCTATCCCTTTTGTTGCAGTAGCTACAACATTACCGTAGCCGATTTTAGGCACATAGTTTCCCGGTGGGGCTAATGTTCCGTTATCAAGCTTCTTATCCCATTTATAGACATACGTCCCGGCTTCCTTTGTAACTCCTCCCCATAGTGTTCGAATCAATTTGTCAGATTTTCCGGGAATAACCTGATAAATACCAGCACTAGTTTTAGCCGCAGCAGAAAGACTATAACTGAACTTATCTACGAACCCGCCTTGAGAAATAGGAGGAATAGTAACAGTTCCTTTTACTCGGATGCCTTTTATTGGGGCCATTACAGGGTTAGTATTTTAGGGTTAATGACTTTAGCAGTAGTTACTTCATAAGCAATCATAAAGATGACTTTAAGGCTTTCATTAAATGGATTACCATTATTCAATACATTAATATCTGTCCAATTTTCTTCATCCAAAGAACCTACCAATGTTATAACTGACCCTACTTTTTTAACTCCTATATAGCCACTTGGGTTGTAAGTGTTTTCAGGATAAAAACCAAAGAATACCGAGTTATTCGCATACACTCCACCGCCTCTAATTGGCCCATCTACAACAAAACCAAATCCTTCGTCATCGGCTTTAACTAAGAATAAACCAACATAATCTGTACCGGCTCCTTGTTGTCTATAAACGATCACGTCATCCTCAAAAGGTATTGTTACCCCGGTTTCATATCGCACCTTGTCCCCAATAATAGTCCAATTATTATCAGGAGATTCCGTTGCACCTGTGATGTTGATATTTACTCCTGAACTAACCGGAACAGTAAAGGCTTCGGTACTCTCCAATGCATCACTCATAACTACAACTTCAAAATCACCTGCTGCAATAGCGCCTGCTGGAATTCCAGTTATCGTGACGGTACCGTTCCCGTTAACTGTACAGTTATTTACTGTGCATTGAGTCCATGCGGTAAATGCACCTGAACCGATCTTGTATCTGAAGTAATGATTACCTAAAGGGAAATTTGCCATATCAATATGTTGCTGGAGTGAATGTGAATGATCTGTTTGTATTGTTAGTTACCGGATTGCTTGGTAAAGCAAATCCGTTTGTGATAACCGCAGGCGTGAATGTGAAGGAACGGTTTGTGTTATTTGTTAAAGGCGTCGAAGGTATTGGCATTGCCATTTGAGTGATTAGCCCCTCCGCGATTAACTCTGCCCTGATTAATGCAATTATTCGAGCTGTTTTAATAGCAACGGTCTGCGTATCTTCATCTGTGTCAAAATCAGCTGGAACAAACGTTACAGGGGGTAACGCCGATTTTTTTATTACCGTAGTATTGCCAGTAAATAAGGCTACCTTATCAACTTTATCAGGTATAGCCCCAAGCTGTTCAGCCTGCTCTGTAGTTAACCCACCACCTTCAGCTATTTTTTGATCCAAATATTCAAGATTCTGCATGATCTGAGCACGCAGATTAAATAGCGAGCCTGGCTCTACTTGTATTAATTCATTTGCCATTATCCTATTATTGAATTGTCGTCAAGTATTGTATCATCATCGGCGTAGGTTAGCCCGCCCACAAAATCATTTATCACCCGGATGGCGGTTTCGCTTACCACTTCATCTCCTGACTGTGTTGGCTCAGGCTCGATGCCAGTTGGCCCATTGTATCTCAATGTGTAATACCTGTTAAGTCCAACCGCATAAAAATTGAAATATCCTGCGGTTAAAATATACTCGCGCATAGAGTCGTACTTAAGCCAAAAGTCAGCTAAACTATTGCCGATGATTAAAAATCTTAAAGTATGCTCTTGGCTTTCAAACCATAGTTTTTCATCTCGTTGCGTGCCATGGTTATCGTTCCAAGAATGGGATAAGTTATTTTTGGGTGTCGGCCACTTGTTAAGTTCTTTAAAAGTCCCATCCTTGAAAACCATACCCCATTTTGTGTACACATCCTCGTTGTCAATAAAAAATTGTCCTATCATGGGAATCCAGCTGCGGGCCCGGCGTTAACACTCCTGCCCATTTTAAAATTCATACTCTTAAGCTCAGTAACCACATTCTTTACCTCAACTACCGTATTGCGCGTATTCTCTTCATTTTTAATGGCGTACAGTAAAATGTCTTTCATCACCGCCAGCCCCTGCATTTGCGTTTGCCCGTTTTCTTTAGCGATTTTATTGCTTTCGATTGCGGCAATCTGAATACCTCCTAACCGGCCCGCAACCACCGTCCCGGTCGCTTCGGTTATTTCGGCCCGGATAGAGCCTGTCAGTGAGTTCTTGCTGCTGGATGATTTTTCTTTAAAATCAATTCCGGTAACTTTCTGCAAGTCATCAGCTTCCTTTTTTGCATCAGCTATTATTTTATCATAAGTAGCCCTTAAGGCTTTCATTTCGTCGCCATCGATACCGCCTGCGCTCTCGGCATCTTTAGCGAACTGCTCGTAAAATGCTTTTAAAGGAACTTCTAACGATTTAAGCTTGAGGCTTTGCAGTATGGCGTCCTGCATAAGCTTTTTAAAATTATTAGCGTAGTCTTCGGCAGATGCATTATCTCTCAAAGCCTCGGCAATGCCATCCACTAAGTTGCTTGCAGTAGTGCCGGTTAACGTTTCTCGAAGCTTCTCACGGTATTGGTCGAGTTTTCCCTCAAGTTCATCGTATAGCGCCAGTTGATCCTTTAACTGTTTCGCTAATGTTTCCTCAAGTCTTCCGGTGTTTAATTGCTGATATAAAGCCTCTATCTTCTTACGATTGGCCTCAATAACTTCATCAATGGTAGCAAGTCCCGGCGTTTCAGGAGCCCTTGAAGGTCTCCCTCCACTATTGCCAGCCAGGGTGAATAAGCCAGCATTTAATGTGGTTACATCCGAGCCTCCCAATCCCGGCGTGCCTTCACGGTTTGGGCGACCGCCAGTGCTACCTTCTTGTGCTCTTCCAAGTGCATTGATTGAATTGATAGTATCAACAATGGATCGCTTTGCTAATTCAACCTGATTCTTATATACGGAGATTCGATCAACCCCAAAGGCGCGATCGGCAACCTTGGCCTGTCTTTCTAAAGCGCCTGTAAGTGAGTCAATCGACTTTTTAGTGCGTTCAAGCGATGCTTCGCTTTCCCTTTTTCTTTGCTCTTCCTTTCGGTCATCATTAGCTGTTATGAGGTTACCAAGTCCCTTCATTATAGAAAATGCTGAACCAAGAGCGCCGATTGTACCGGATATGCCGCTCAATACATCACCGCCCTTTGCAAATCCAGCTTCGGCCCGGCTAAGGTTTTCTGCAACATTGGCCGATTGTTGAGCCATTTCAGACACAAGGGAGAGCGCTTTACCTAAACCAACGTCCAACCCTCCAACGGTACTGGCTAAGTCACGAAATGTAGATGATAAAATACGAAGGCCGTCAGGCGATCTCTTGTCAATGGATTCGGTGGCCGATTTGATCGCTTTTTTAACATCCGCTACCTGTTTAGCAAACTTTGGGTCGGATCCTAGTCTCTGTAACTCTTTGTTAGCTTCAGATATCGCCTTTCGTAACGCTCGCTTACTGGTGTTCTCGATATCGCCAAATAGTACCCGAAAAAACTCAAGCTTTTCAACCCTATTCTCTTCTAGTTGGGTTAAATCATTATCTAAATTAACCTTAAGAACCGCCCGGTTACCTGCGTATGCATCGCCTTGTAAAGCCTGCAAATCTTTTTGGTATTGTTCTTCTAATGCAAGCTTTTTCTGATCATAGGTCTGAGTATCTTGATAAACTCGAATTAGATGCTCAGATATTATCTTTTCGTCATTCTTTTGAGAAGCCAGCAGCGCATTAGATAAACCTTTCACTCGATCTGCCTGGGCACCAGTTGAACCACCAACGGTGCCTAATAAATTTAGGCTCAGTTGAGCTTTTAAATAATCGGTATTGGACTTATAACCCTTTAGTTCTCCAGCAAATCGTTCGTTCGCTTTTTTAAGCCCGAAATCAAGCTTGTATTGCTCAAACTCTTCAAAAATTACCTTTTGCTTCTCAATCTCAATTGTAAGCTTCTCGGTATCTTGGCGGTAGGTAATATCCCGAACAGCGGAATTAAGCGCTGTTTTCAATCCTGATCCATCAGCCTGATTGCGTTTATTCTTTGGATTGGCATTGAATTTTACAACCTCATCCGCGAGCTTTTGAAATTTATCGCGAACCGCTTTTATCTCGGCTTCGTCAGCAGTTAATGACTTGCGGGCGTATTCATTTTTGATGTCTAAAATTTTCTGTTCTAAAGCCTGCTTTGCCTTAACCGACTGATCATCTAAACGCTGCGCTTTGATGGCGGCAGCAATAGACGCTGTAGAATCTTTTTTAAATGTACTGTCAAGCCCTAAAAGTTTCTTACGGGCTTCTATTTGCTTTTCAAGACTAGCCCGCTCTGCTTTAAACTTTTCAGCGTCCTGACCTTTTTGCAGATTGCTTAACCGGCCATTAACAGAAGCAAGCCGTTTCTCCATGGCTGTTAAGCTGCTATCTTCAACCTTGTTCAAATTATTAGCACCATCGGTGGCCGCTTGAATTTTCTTTAAATACCCTTCGGAAATAATCTTCTGGCCGTTAGCAGCAGAAGCCCGTAAACGCTCATTATTCGCTTTAATGGCGGCTTCTGTTTTTTCCTTGCTACCGAAGAGAAGAACTTGGCCAGCGGTAAATAACGCATTAGAGAATCCGTTTTTATCAGTCTCATCAGAGAGCTTTCCGCTCTTCAAATCAGCTTCACGCTGTATGCTTTCTACATAAGCTTTTTCAAGCTGCTGCAACTCTATCTTCTTGCGTAAGCTTTTGGTATGCTCATCTAGTATTCTTGTTCCTTCAGCCGTTGCAATGTTTTGCAAATTCAAGGCAGAAAGCACCGCAGGGTTTTTGCCAATAAATTCACCTAATAGCGAATTACGTTCCTGATCCGAAAGGTTGTTGTCTTTAATCTTATCAACGAGGATTGTGGTTTCTGCTACTTCTTTAGCGATCAGGCTGGCTGTTTCTTGCGAGGTAGCATTAAACTGCTTCGTCATCTTTTCAGCTAACGTCAAAGCAGAAAAGAATTCCATCACCGGCTCAACAAGCAAACCGATCAACCCGGCAATACCAAGGCCAGGCACGAGGTATGCAATATTCCGCAATGCGGCCCAAGCCTTGTTTAAATAGTTTGTGGTTTTGGCAACTTTCTCTCCGGATGCGGTAATTGAATTACCTAAAGTGTCAAAGCCTTCTTTGCCCATGTTTTTAACGCGGGCGATTTCCTTTTGAGTTTCCTGAAGCTTACGGTTGTATTTGGTGATGATTTCATCGTTAGAGGAACCAGCAGCCATACCAGTAAAAAGATTGGCAGCATATTGCAAACGCTCAAGCCTGCCAGTTGGCTTTGGTGCAACTGCCTGAAGCGCATTGCCTGAAACATCAAAACCTGTGGTGCCTGCTTTTCTAAGTTGATCTAAGCGAATTTTAGTTTGCTCGATCTTGCTATTATACTTTGAAATCAGCTCCTCGTTAAAGGTTTCCTTAGATGCCTTTTGATATAATTTCAAAGCAGCTTCAGTTCGGTTAAATAAGCCAACCGGCTTATCTGCAAAATCTCTGATCTTATTACCAAGATCATCAAACCCCTGCATGCCAATTCGCTTAAGCCTTGTTATTTCGCGGCCATACTCCTGAATTTTCTGATTAGCCAGTTCGATGCTTTTAACACTTTTAGCACCTATACGCTCGTCCTTGGCTGCATCAAGCTTAAATTGCAAGCGGTCTAATAGACCTTGTTGCTGTTGAGCGATAGCGTTAACACTTGCAGCCACCTTTGCCGCAGTCTTTTCCGCAGTAGCGCCAACGCCCAAAATATCGGCCTGCGTTTTCTGCATATCGGCCTTAAGCTCCGGACTGTTGGTTACCCACTCAATATCTAATTCTAACTTATCCATTTTCGCGTGCCCTGCGGCGGGCTATTGCTTCTTTGCCTGTGAGTTTTTTCTTTTTGCTTTTGCGTACCATTTTAGGAGCATCCGCAATCATCATTTTAACCGTCTGCCAGCTTATCCCCCAAAGCACGTAGTGGTAGCTCCAGCCGGTTTTCTCAATCACCATCCAAATTATTCCCCAAGGGCTATGAAGTCCGTCAGACTTTAACTCCCCTGCGCTGCTTGGCTCAGATTCGGGCTCGTCACTTTCATCGTTGCCACCAATCTGATAGTATTCGTAAAATGCTCTACACCTCCATATATCAGGATGAGGTTCATGTAGGCATAAATATTTTTCGGGTGCACGCCTGTTCGCAAAAGCCAGGCTAATGTGCTTGTTAATAGCCAGCCGAAAGTCCAACTGTTAATTATGGCACAAGCCACTGCTTTGGATACAAGCACTCCGGAATCGTTGAACATTTTCAATGCTTTTTCAACTGTCAAATCCTCTAAATCTTTAATACTGATGCCTGTTTGAAGATAAAAGCTGTTTGACCGTAATAATGTCCCGAACCGTGGCGACCTGAGTGTGAGCGTAAATGTTTTTATACCAATCAGCCTGAACAAAAGAGGCGCAACGATTTGCACCTTTACGCCTCTTTCTAATAATGTTTCGGCTGCAAGTAATTCGGTTTGATTACTCATATAACCGTTTTTTAAACTACTACAGGATCAATCCACCTAACTGAAGGAATAGCGGTGCCGGTTTCAATTGGCGTACACGTTACGTCAATTAATCGGATGCTATCTTCAGTTAATTTGTTGTTTCTTTTTCCAACAACAGAAACGTAAGCGATACATATCGCACCGTCAAGCGTTTCGAACTCAAATCCTGCTTTTTGACCGGATTTAGAAGTGCCTTTACTCCAGGTGGTTTTACCATCTAAGGTCGCAACCGCCCCGCCGATAAATCTCACTAAGGAAGCCGACCCGGAATCCATTGTGCTGAATTTAAAAGTCTCTTCAGTGTTCCCGAAGGTTTCAATCCTGGGTGAGGTTTTGCCCTCTTGAAAGTGCTTGGTAACCGGAGGGTCACTCTCCTGATTATCTACCGTGCCTTTGTAAGCCGGAATGTCAACCTTACTCGTGATTTCTCCCGTAGCAGTATTGAAAACTCCCATACTTACTCTTTTACAGCCAAAACTTAATATTTCCACGTTCTTATTATTTATGTGTGTTTAAACCTGATTTAAAGAGGCTTTAAACAATCCTCTTTAGTTAATTCTCTCTATTATTCGCCTTTACTTTCGGCTTTCTTTTCAGCGATAAGCGTCCGCAGTTTCTCAATGCCGGTAAGATGATTCGGAGCTTTTTGGAATAACTCAGTATATTCTGCAACTAAAGCTTTTTTAATACCGGCTTCTTTATCTCCAACTTCAGCAGCCATCGCCTCGATTGACATTCCTTCAGCAGGCTCTACACCAAAAACTGATTTGTATTTAGCAGCAGCCTTTGCCAGAGCTTCAGCATCGCTGTTTTTGTCAATGTTTACTACTACTTCTGCTTTCGGGCGTTTTTCCTCTTCAACCTCTTTATCCTCTAATGTTGCAGCATGATTATCTGCATCATTTTTTTGAGTAAAGAACTGGCCATCGCTGGTCACATGAAAGGTTTTAACTGATGGATGCTCGGCAAACAACTGCTTCAGCTGCTCCGATCTATTTGCGTTTTTATTCACTTATCGAAAATTTTAATTAAGTTCCTATGAAAAAATATTGAGGCAATAAATAGGCAGAGTATCACGAGCCAAATGACCCAGCCAAACTGGAACTCGCTTTTTTTTTCGGTTTGATCTTCCTGCCTGGCTTCCGACTTCTTTCGGGTTGCCTGATTTTGTTCTCCAGCCTTTAGCGTTTGCTTGTCTGTGATAGCGTTAGCCTTGGCAATAGCTTCGTAATCGATATCGATACCCGTTAGCAATCCGGCATCATTATAAACCGGTGTGTGTTGCATCTTAAGCTTAATGCCTTTCGATTCAACTGTAAATAGCTTTGTGCCCTTTCCTTTCGGAGTGTTGGAGGGAAGGCCAGCATCAAGCTTCCCCGCAACGGGCACAAAAGCGGCGCCTTTTAGGCTGTCGCCATAATTCTTTGTCACTTCTGCAATTACCTCAACCTGGTTACCTGTAGTTACGCTGTCAGACGTTTGGACAATGGACCGGAACCTCGAAACTTTCTTAGACGTTCCGCAGGCCGCTAGTGCGGATATAATCAGCACTAGCCCAACCAACATGAGTGTATATGCGGAGTGTTTTTTCATTTCAAGCTTCTTTAGCGTATATGTATCCTATAATATTTAATCCTTCTTTTTGAAAGTCCCGTTTAACTGTTCTAGGCTTTTGCGCAACAGTATCACCGTCCCGGCTTCCATGGTTATTAGTATTACCTTCAATGCAATACATGGTATTTCCATCAACCGACATTACCACACCTTCGTGGCCGCTTGGCCCGGCTCCCTTAGCCCAAACCACAACCGCTCCCGGCTTTGGCACGTTTCCAACTTCAAAAACTCCTGACTTTTGGCAGTTTTTGTAAGTCTGCATAGCGCTGCCGTTAAAGTCTTTTAGCACGGCGGCTAATAAGTCCGCATGATGGCGGTAAGCCTTTTTGTATATCAGCTTGACAAAGAATGCACACCATGGAGCGCCTTCGTACCAGCCAACTGATTTAAGTTCTTTTTCAAAGGCAGGATCGTTAAATCCGGCATTGCCTTTCTTTTCGGTTTTCCCTACATAGTAGAGAGCAGCTGCTATAATAAATTCAAACTTTTTCATCGAGTACTGATTTGAATTTGTTTGTGATAGCAGTAATCCAAGCGGTTTTCTCTTTACCCGATATCACTGCGAGGTTTTCGAGTACGCTTACAATATTTTCTTGTGTGATCTGGAATATTAGAAATACGCTCATCCAGTCGAGAGCGGTGCCGCCTACATTGGCCACAACTCCGCGCTTTGCACTCATCATGCTTTGTCCAAGCATATAAGGCACGCAGATCAGCACCAGATAGCAAGCTGTTTTAACACTAAATCGGGCTAATCTTAATGAAGAGTAATCCTCTTTTTGAACCAGCAATGAAGCTGCAACGCCTGTTGTAAGTTCCAGAAAGAAGGCCGCTAATATTGCAGCGAAGCCTAAGCCATCAATGCCCATCACCAAACTGACCCACTTATCAAAAGGCACTAAGAGCGAACTGATTGTCATCACCAAGATTGACACATGATATTTCGTACTTGGCATAACACTTTGCCCAAACTCAAAAAAGCTGGAGTAATCGAAGGTCGAAAGCAGTTTATTTAAAAATTTCATTGGGTGTTTTTTAGAAAGCGATGGCCGCTAGTGCCACCGCTTTACCTTTTCTAAGTGTGTGCTTTATTAAACCGCGATGCCTGAAAGCAAGGCTCCAAAACCGTAGTTCTGAGTCTTGTCACAAAGTGCATAACTTTGTAATCTAAACTCGCTGGTAGGATCAGCGCTCTTCGTGTCGGTAGTTTCCGGGCTGTAAAGAATCTTCACAGAGTCAACGTGCCAAACCGTGTTCGGAGCGTAAAAGAAGATAGAGGCAGCTCTATCGCCAGCAACAGCAACCGCACCCTGAGCTTTCAAAGCTCCAGCTGCTGTATAAACAGGAGCTGCGTTGTTTTCCCAAATCTTAAGCTTGTAGAAACGCTCAAGCTTTCCAGTTTCCTTGTTGATCACGATTCCGTCACGGTAGTTACTCGTTTCAGATTGCTGAAGCAATAAATCTTGTTGATGATCAGGGCAAAGCGTCAAGTTCAACTTGTCCGATTGAGGCAAGTTTAACAGACCGATAGTCGTGTAATACTTGATTAAATCAGCAAAAGTCAATCTTAAGCGGCCCGTTCCATCATTCGCGCCTGTAGCTCTTAATATTGGCATACCAGCGGCAGCGGCAGCTGGAGCAAGTTTTCTCAACACATAATCTCTTGAGCCGATTTTCCAAGCTTCCGAGTGCTTTACTCGAACCTCATTGCGAAGGTCAAAAGGCAATGCACGAACGTCCGCGTCATCCACTTTCGTAGGCTCGGTATCAAGCTTATCCCATTCAACAAGCCCTTTTTTGCCAAGCATCTTTTTAGCAACAAAGTCGTTTTCGTTGTTTACCAAGAAACCAACATTGTTTATAAGCTTGTTCATCCTGATACCATCAGCTGAGATTGCACCCTCGGGCGCTCCCGGCAAAACAGCCATAAAATCATCATTGTAATTCCTGAACTCTTCAAGGAGCTGAGGCGCTACGTAGGTATTAAGATGTAATCCATCAATTAACTCCATTGTATTCGTTTTTTAAAATTGTTACAAATGTTTAGTTCGAGTTTTGTAGCTACTCAAGCTTACTTTTTATTGAAAAGCACATCAAAGCCCGCTTTATCGTTTTTGAACATTAGCTCCAAACCCTTAGCGTCTTTCTCTTGCCAATCTTTATAAGTCCAGTTTTTGCGCTCTTCAGGCGTTTGATTGTTTATAATGGATGACAAAGAAGTTTTACCCGGCATGCCGTTAATCAGCTTTTCAGCTAATGCATACTTCTCAATTGCCATATCTTCAAGCTCTGCCTCAAGATCAGCCGAGATAACCTTACCGGCCAGTTTCGCATTAGCAATCAAAGATTTTGCAGAAGCTTTCTTTTGCTCAGCTAATTCAGCTTTCAAAGCATCGTGAGCAGTTTTCTCGATACTCAAATCAGAGTTTACCGCATTCAACTTTACAGATAATGCCTCTATAGCATTATTTACTTCGCCAGAGTCTTCATGATTCTTTAAGCCAAAGCCTGTTAGTGCAGACAGTGCGACTGCGCTTAATACAAATTTTTCCATGTGTTTTTTATTATAGTCCTTGTTTAGTTTGGCAGTGACCTGAGATATACTAAGCTTGATTTCGTTATCAGCTAATGACTCTCCGTTTGCAGCAAATAATCGTACAGAGTTTTTATTAGAGGGGATCGCAACCAAAGAAAGCTCGATAAGCTCACTGACGGTTAGATCAAACTCACCATCCGGTGCTTTAACCATGTGTGGTTCATAAAAGGTAAGACCCATTGAGCAACCTTTCAAAAATCCTCGCTGAACTTTCCCAGCAATTTTTTTAGAGTCTTCATCATCTAGGTCGAATTCAATATCTCCCAGAAATTTACTGCCTTCGAATCGCAGATTAACCAATCGGCCTACAACCTTCCACACGTTGTTTTCGTGCTGAATTACCACAACAGGGTTTTCATTAAATCGCTCTAGCGATATACCCTTATTTACGGTTCGGAATCCGTGTTGATTAACGATTAGCTCGTCATTTAAACAGAAGGTGATAGGTTTCGACACAGTTGCTTTATTGAATATGTACCAAAAGTGCAAGGGTTGCGCTACTTTCTGAAATAGGTGTGCAACCCTTGCGGCGAAATTTTCCGAAGCCTTTATTTCAGGGCACATTTGTTCAAATCAATACGCAGATGGGTTTAAAAAAATCGCAAGAACAAGAGTTTGCTAGGGTACTTTTTGTTTCTGAAAATCTAAGTCAAAAGGAGATTGCTGAACGAGTAGGTATTACCGAAAAAACTCTTTCAAAGTGGATTGAAGCCGGTGCATGGCAAAAGCTTAAACGGTCAATGCTAACAACAAAGCAAAACCAACTCGGCATGCTTTACGATCAGCTTGAATGGCAAAACACCCTTATTGCTGATAGAGACATAAAGGTCGCTACAACCAAGGAAGCTGATGGTATAAGTAAGATCACCGCAGCAATTCAACGCCTTGAGGTTGAAACTTCGATCGGCGTAATTGTAGAAG